GGACTATGAATCTCAACTTAACATAGTTCTTGCACTCTACATGAGGGACCATTCTAGGATGATCAGGGCCCCATTTCGAGTAGTTCGTAAAGCCGGTTGACCCGAACTCTTTTTCAAACCAGTCTAGAACTGGCTTTGACCAAGAGTACTGCCAACGAACAACTCTAACGAATTTCTTTGCACTACGTTTCGGTGAAATGATGGGAGGGAGAGGGGGACGTCCTTTACGTCTTAGAGTCTTCACAAGTGGGCCCGGAGTTACGTCAAAAGAATTTGCCAAGTCCCACACGGGACGTGCCAAAAACTCAAGAGGTACCCCAGACCATCGAAGCACTCTTTCCCGCTCTGACTCTGCGTGCGCCTGGTCGACGATGGAGAAAAGATCTTCCCTAGGAGGGTCTGCCACCACGACTTCGCAGGACCGAGAAACCCCGGTGATGACAGGAGGAACGGGATCAGATCCCCTCCACCTTCTAAACCAGGACTTTTTCATTAACCCGGTAAAGACATATCTAGGTATGTTAGCCACGCAAAAGTCCCTAAGGACGATTTCGTGTCTAGCGAATACAGAGATAGCATACTGGCGTACGCTATGCTTCATACCCTTCACACCCTTCCATACTTCACCGAGAAGGTCCACACAGTCATTACGGAAAGGACGGAGAAAAGAGAGACAATGCCTCGGAACGAGGCGACCGGAGGGCACATGGAAAGGCTGACTATTCAGGTCGAGCCACGTGTCTGAAAAGCCAGTCTTCTGGCGATTAACTACAAGTCCAAAGGTAGAAGTGACTTCTTCCCACAGTGAGAAGAATTTACGGTTACCATTGAACATGCAGTCATCGCCGTTGAAACGGCCAACCCTCCTAACGCCGGAACCAAAGCTTATGTCACAGCAGATGTCGTAAGAGACCTTGTTGATAAGGCACAAGATGGGAAAACTCAAGAGGTTCCCCATCATTTGCTTCCTAGTCAACGTATAACGTGTCTTGCGGCTTTTAGACCACAAATGAAGGTCCCCCACTGCAGCTAACATAATGCCTCTCTCTTCCTCAGTAAGATTAGGACTTTCAGCCAATACACTCGTAATAGCCTCAGTTACCCAAGGCAAAACGTTGTCAGTGGCCGCCGTATAGTCGCCAGAGATAAAGGACTCTCCGGGCTTACGGTCGTCGACAATGGACTGAAAATCCGTCTTCTTAACGTCCCCCCTTACACACCAACCAAAACTAGTCAAATGATCGTAGAGAGCGTCATGAAGAGGGGCTAGTACCCTCTTGACACGCGCACTCTGCATCGTGACTACCCTGAGCTTTCCTTTCGTCTTGGCTACGCCTAATCTTAGCTCGGAGATGTCGCCGTAGCGACCCTCTCCGACAGATATGGTACCACCAAGATAAGAAGTCTGCTCGAGACAGCCGTTCT